AGATGGTAATATAGGATCTGATAATGCACTTTCTCCTGCAGCTTCATTTGAACAATCTCCTGCATATAATGTTTTATTTGATGTCACTGGCACAATTAAGGGTGGACCTGGATTAGGTGGTGGAAAACCTGGTAATGTTTCAATCAGTGGACAGCAGGGTGGAACTGCACTGTCTATCATTTCTACTGGTGGAGAAAATTTAGTTGTAAATGTAAACTCTTCTGCAAGAATTTATGGTGGAGGAGGTGGAGGAGAAAAAGGAAAACAAGGAGATCAAGGTGCTAGTGGATTATGCCAAGATTTTGTAACTGAGAGAGATTGTGGTAGTTGCCCTACGTGCCCAGATGGATGGACATCAACATCTGGATGTTACTCTGGAGCTGGATGTGCTAGAGCAAGACGTTGTAACTGGTGGGGAAGTTGTTGGTTTGAAACAACTGCTTATTACTATTATGATGACTGCCTTAATGAATACACTGTAGCAGGTGGACTTGGTGGAGAAGGTGGTGATGGTGGTACTGGAAGAGGACATGGAAACGAATCTGCTGCATTACAAGGAGATAATGGTGCTAATCCTGATCCCGACAATGGTTGTAACTCTACTCAAGGACAACCAGGTGAAGGTGGTGCTGCAGGTGGAGAATGGGCATTAGCAGGTGGAGATACCAATAATACTGGAGATGGTGGTACTGCAGGAAAAGCAATTGCAGGAACAAGTTATAGTGTAATTGGATCTATTAGTTCTACTACGCTTAAGGGAGATTATCCTGCTACACCTTGACAATACATAATTATATGATACACTGAAATGTATGGAAAAAGACGAACCATCTTTTGTTGAGAAGACGAAAAATTTTGCTAATTTTTCATGGGATATTATTACCTATATTAAAAAGAATGGACCTGAGTCTTTAGTTGTATCTGATGAGACCTACAAGATCAGACATGAGATTTGTAGATCATGTGAAATGTGGATAAAGAAGAAAGATATATGTGCAGAATGTGGATGTTTTATACCTGCTAAGGCTAGAGTTATACTAGAGTCTTGTCCATTAGATAAGTGGTCTCAAGATAAAGAGGGATGGGAAGATGCACTTAAAAGACTTTCTGATAAGATAGACAAAGACAGTTAAGATACTGGCACATGGATTTGCAAAATAGTATTGCGTTTGCTATAATAAGTATAACGAAACAAAGTTAATGCAATTACGTCCACATCAAATTGATTCTTTAGTTGCTATGCAGTCTAACACTAAGGGACAAGTTATTGTTCCGACTGGTGGTGGTAAAACAATGTGCATGATAGAAGATGCGATATATCAGTTCAAGAGTGCTCCTAAGACTATTGTAGTAGTTGCACCTCGTATATTACTTGCAAAGCAGTTATGCTCAGAGTTTCGCGAAATGATTGACATTCATCCTGATGATGTAATGCATGTTCACAGTGGCGATCTAACTGGTAAGAGTCTATATTTCTGCAGTACTCAAGTAAACGATGTTAAATTATTTCACTATGCAAATAAGGGAAAGAATACTCTTATGTTTACTACATATCATTCATTACATAAGATTGTAGAGAGTGGTATTAATGTAGATACAATCTACTTTGATGAAGCACACAATGGAGTTCAGAAGAACTTCGTTGAAGCAGTTGAATACTTTTCAATGTATTCTGCAAGAGCATACTTCTTTACTGCTACACCAAAGCATTCTCTTACACCTCTTAAGGTTGGTATGAATGATGCTGATATCTTTGGTAATGTTATTTGCCAAGTACCTGCACCTAAGTTAGTGGAGGAAGGACATATCTTACCACCAAAGGTTGCAGTATACAAGACAAGAATACTAGAGAAGGATGAGTTGGTTGTAGATGCTGATTGCGATCAAATGATCAATGCTCTTGATAATATTCAGAAGAACAAAGTATTGATATGTGCTAAGTCTACAAAGCAGATTACTAACTTGATATCTCAAACTCCTTTTGTTATGGATTTACAAGTGCGTGGATACAACTGGATGTTTATTACTTCTAAGACAGGTGCTTTTGTTAATGGTAAGAAGGTTAGTAGAGAAGAGTTCTTTAATACACTTAACGAGTGGGGTGTAGATGGTACAAAGTTTGTTGTACTCCATCACAGCATCCTCTCAGAGGGGATCAATGTAAAGGGTCTTGAGGCAGTATTGTTTATGAGATCTATGGATTACATCGGTATTAGTCAGACTATTGGTAGAGTAATCCGTAAGGGTGCGGAAGACAAAGTTTATGGACTTGTATGTGTTCCAGTTTACTCTAAGGTTGGTATTTCAACCGCAAGAAAGGTTGAAGCAGTTGTTGATACTGTATTCAACAAAGGACAAGCAGCAACATCAGTTATCAGATCATGAGAGACACAATTTTATTTGGAGATTGTCGGGAGACACTCAAACAATTCGACGAACAGGCAAGGATGTGTGTAACATCTCCACCATACTATGGTCTCAGGGATTATGGAACTGCTACTTGGATAGGAGGAGATCCTAATTGTGATCATAGAAAAAAAGGTAAGCAAGGTTCAAATTGTATTACTGGTCATAAAAATGCTGACATCATGGGTGGTGTTGGAGATTACATATACAAAAGTGTGTGCCCAAAATGTGGTGCAGTAAGACAAGATGATCAAATCGGATTGGAGGAGACTCCAGAAGAGTATGTTGATCAGTTAGTAAACGTATTTAAGGAGGTTCGCAATGTGCTTACAGATGATGGAACTTGTTGGGTTAATCTTGGGGATAGTTACTATAACTACAGACCTGGAAAAGGACAAGGATTACCAAAACAAAGTGTCTCAAATACTAAACAAGACTTACCAGATGTGTGTCCTCGTAGAGGAAATAGAATCGATGGACTTAAAGAAAAAGACCTCATCGGAATCCCCTGGCTCTTTGCCTTCGCAATGAGAGCAGATGGATGGTATCTAAGACAAGATATCATTTGGCATAAACCTAATCCTATGCCAGAAAGTGTAAGGGATAGGTGTACTAAAGCACACGAATATATATTTTTGTTTAGTAAAAATAGAAAATATCACTACGATAATGAAGCAATCAAAGAACCCGCAAAAGATTGGGGAACAAGAGACAGAACAAACGGAAAATACCACAACACAGGAACAGGACTCCAACCGCATAGTGGACTTACAAAATCATATCCAACAAAAAATAAACGATCTGTCTGGTCAGTAACAAATAAACCATATAAAGGTGCACACTTTGCTGTATTTCCACCTGCATTAATTGAACCATGTATTAAAGCAGGGAGCGAAAAGGGAGATATAATTTTAGATCCTTTCATGGGATCAGGTACTACTGGAATGGTAGCAAAACAATTAGGTAGAGATTACATAGGTTGCGAACTTAATGAAGAGTATGGTAAACTAATACAGAAACGAGTGACAGATTACAAAGTGTCCATTATGGACATAATAGATTAAAATATCCATTATAATGGATATATAATTAAAAGGAGACTCCTATGAAAGTTAAAGTACAATTAATGGTAGCAGGAAAACTATTCAATGAAATAGTTAATGCTGCAAACTATGCTGAAGCACAGCAGGTTGCTCTTGCAAGAAATCCAAATGCAACTATTGTTTCTACAACAGCAGTAATGTAATCATGGCAATGACTCCTGAAGAAAAAGAATTAAGGGCTATTGCCAGATTCTATAAAGATGCTAAAATGGGATTTGCAACAAATGATGGGTTTTATGCCATTCCTTGTGGTGGAAAAGCTGTCATCGTGATACATAATGGAGAAAGATTAAAGAAATGTAGGAATGAAGATTCTGCAAGAACTTTTATCGCTCAGTACAAAAAACAAAATAAGAAAAGAAAATGCACGACCAAAACTCAATAGATAAGGGTGAAACACCTGCTGTAAAATATCAAAGAGCATTAGATCTCTTTACCGAATCTCTTTGGAAACCAGATCATAATTTGCGTGGTTGTGCACATAATCAAGGTTGTTATGATGAACTTATGGAGATCAGACAACATGTTATAGATTATGTTAAAACTTTAAAAGAAGTAACACATCACACAAATGCAGATGAAAGTGATATAATTGAAACTGAAAAATTAGTAGAAACTAAAGCACTATCAAAGTGGAGATAAT